TAAAATCTCAAAATAATGTTTCAGAAATTTTAGGTAATTTAGAAACAAAGGTTGGCGAACTTGGTTTTGCTCCTAGTGATTTATTCCCAGAATATCAAGAGCTTGTATACGCACTTGACAAGGTAGATGACATAGTTAATAAAAGAAATAATATATAAAATATGAAAACAAGATTAAGCAAGGTATATGAGAATATGCCAAAGAAAAAAAGAGTTACAAAACTCACATTAATAACTGATATTGATAATTTTTTTAGTGGCGCACCAGACGCAGCGGTTGACAAAAGCGAGATAAATAGTGTTTTGGCACAAGGCGAAAAACTTTTAACTGCATTAGAAGATGCACAAAGAGAATTAAATAACTATTCTCAAGTTATATATGGAGAGTCTTGGATGCCAGAGGGACACTATATGAGTTATAGAAGTGAAGCACAATCTCTTGCAGAAGATTTACAACAAAAACTAGAAGACATAGGTCTTGCTGGCGACAATAATTTTCCAGAAATTAATGAGTTAGAAGTTTATGCAGAAGATTTAGAAGATTTAAAACTATTAAATGCAGAGCAAGGCAGACAATGGGACTTAATAATTACTGAAATTAATAGCATTAACGATAGTTCAATTACATAATGCAGAGAAACAATAAAAATAACAAAACCTTTATACCTAGCCGAACATCTCCAGAGGGGGGTGGCAGAGGTTGTCTATGCAAGGATAAAGACACATATTCTAGCAAATGTTGTGACGGCTCTATGATAGCGCAAGGCATCGGAGTAATAACAAAAACATAATGAAAACGTAAATAATAAATTTTTAATCGTTATATATATATGAAAAATACAAGAATGCTAAATGAAATTAGAACACTTTTAAACTTGGAGGTAAAACTTGAAGAGCAAAAGTTAGAGAACGGCACTACAATTAGTGCAGATGAGTTCTCAAAAGGTAATGAAGTCTTTATTCTAACAGACGATGAAAAAGTTGCTATGCCAGTAGGAGAATACATACTGGAAGACGGCAGACTTTTAGTTGTTGAGGAAGAGGGTGTAATTGCAGACCTTAGAGATGTTTCAGACGATGTGCCAGCAAAAGAAGAGGCTGGAACAGAAAAGGAAGAAACAGAAGACTTAGATGAAACAATAGAAACTGAAGTACCAGCCGAGGTTGTGCCAGAAGTAGAAGCAATTATAGAAGCAGTAGTTGAGGTTATTGCTCCAGTAATTGAAGAGGTTAAGTCTGAAATCGAAGAACTTAAAAAGAAGTTTGGAGATATGAAAAAATACGAGGACAAAGAAAAAGAAGACAAGAAAAAGGAAGAGATGTCTGCTTCAAGAAGACCAATAAGACACAATCCAGAAGCAAAGTCTGCACAAAAAAAACAAGTGCAATTTGGTAAAGGACAATTTACAACAACACTTGATAGAGTACTAAACAAATTAAATAAATAAAATGAAAAAAAGAAACGTAAATTTAGCAACAACGACTAACATCACTACAACTTATGCTGGAGAATTTGCTGGCGAATATATCGCAGCGGCATTATTGTCTGCATCAACAATCGATGATGGTGGTTTAACAGTAAAGGCAAATATTGCTTTTAAGGAAGTAATTAAGAAATTGGCAACAGACGCATTAGTAAAATCTGCTACTTGTGATTTTGACCCAACATCTACTATCACATTAACTGAAAGAATTATTGAGCCTAAAGAATTGCAAGTAAACCTACAACTATGTAAGTATGATTTCGTGAACGACTGGGAGGCACAATCAATGGGTTATGGTCTTGGACAGACTTTGCCACCAAAATTCTCTGATTTCTTAATTGCTCACGTAGCATCGGAAGTAGCACAAAATACTGAGTTATGTATTTGGCAAGGAGATACTGCAGCTGCAGCTAACAATTCATTCGATGGTTTTGAAAAACTAATCGCAGCTTCTGCAGCGGCTGGGGACATTCCAGCGGGACAACAAGTAGCAGCGGTAGCTGGTGGTTTAACTGCAGCTAACATTATTACTGAGTTAGGAAGAGCAGTAGATGCAATTCCAGCAGCGCTTTATGGAAAAGAGGACTTATTTATATACATTGGACAAGAAGCAGCTAAACTATATGTACAAGCACTAGGAGGTTTTGCAGCTAACGGCTTAGGAGCAAATGGTGTTAACAATATGGGAACACAATGGTGGAACAACGGAAGTCTTACTGTAAATGGAGTGAAGATATTTGTTTGTCCAGGCTTATCAGCTAACAAAATGTATGTAGCACAACGTAGCAACTTATACTTTGGAACTGGGTTACTAAATTCTACTCAAGAAGTACGTGTACTAGATATGGGAGATTTGGACGCATCGAACAACGTAAGAATGGTAATGCGTTTTACAAGTGCGGTACAATTCGGAATTGCTTCTGACCTTGTAGAATACGCATAATTAATTAATTAATCAATTAAAGGGGTGGGTAGATTATCTGCTCACCCTTTTTTTTATAAAACAAAAAACATATGCCTTGTTTATTAAATACTGGTAGAAAGCTACCTTGTAAAAGTGCCTTTGGTGGCATAAAAAATGTATATCTAACAGATTTTGGAAATATTAATTCTATTATACAAGATTTAACGACTTGTGAATTTGATGTATCTATGGTCTTACTTAAAGAGTGGTTTAAATATGAAGTAAAAGGGAATTCTAGTCTTGAAACTACTGTAACATCTTCAAGAGAAAATGGTACTACTTTTTACACACAAACTTTAAACCTTACATTAACTTACCTTGACCCTTGTACTCAAAGAGAATTAGAAACTGTTGCAGTTGCAAGACCTTATGCAGTTGTTGAAGATTATTATGGTAATTTCTTTTTATGTGGCTCAGAAAATGGAATGGAAGTAACTGGCGGTACAGTAGTTACTGGAGCAGCGGCTGGAGATTTATCTGGTTTTACACTTACCTTTGAGGGTATGGAAGAAACGGCTCCGCTGTTTTTATCTTCTGCACCATCACCAGTAGCAAGCGCACAGGTTGCACCAAACTAATATTTTTTTATTATTTTTAAAAGGGTTTCTTTTGTTAGATGCCCTTTTTTTTGCTTTAATATGTAAATAATCTGTAAATTGTCGTTATATATATATGATATTATTTAAACCACAAGCTAGCAATAAATTTACTTGCATTCCGAGAGAGTATGTAACAGACGCAGTTATGACTATTAGAGATGATAGCACAAATGTAACTGTAGACTATCCATTAGTGCCAAGAATTGGTGGAGTAGGCAATATTGAAATTATAAGAGATGATTTTAATGTCTACAATTCTACTTATCAAAATATGGTAGAGGGTCATTTTTACGATATGACTATTTTTTCTGACCCATTAAAAACAAATGTAATATATAAGGACAGAATATTCTGTACGGCACAAAAAGACTTAATAGTATTAGACATAGATTACCATTACGAATTAAACAAAGGTCAATACGATGAGTATGACGGCTTTAATAACGATTATATTGTAGTATGAGAAAAAGAAACAAAAAAGGTCAATTTACAAAAGCAAGCAAGGTATCAGAATTTGGCTTTGTAAACCTAAGCACCTATACATCGCCAGAGATTAAGGAAGTTAACGGCGCAGACTGGATTGAGTACGGCGAAGATAACAACTATTTTCAATATCTTATTGACAGATATAATGGAAGTCCTACTAATAACGCAGCGATTAATGGTATCTCACAAGCTATTTACGGCAAAGGATTAAATGCAACCGATAGCCAGAGAAAACCAAACGAGTATGCACAAATGATTGCCTTATTTAAAAAAAATGTAGTTAGAAGATGTTGCTACGATTTAAAACTTATGGGTCAATGTGCAATACAAGTAATTTACTCAAAGGACAGATCTAAAATCGTACAATTAGAGCATATGCCTATTGAAACATTACGAGCAGAAAAATGTGATGAAGACGGCAACGTGCCAGCATATTATTATTTTAATGATTGGGCAAATATTAAGAAAACCGATGAGCCATTAAGAATACCAGCTTATGGTATGTCAAGCGAGGGCATCGAGATATATTACATTAAGCCATACAAGAGTGGTTTTTATTACTACTCTCCAGTAGATTACCAAGGGGGCTTGCAGTACGCAGAATTAGAGGAAGAGGTCTCAAACTATCATTTAAACAATATCTTAAATGGTTTAGCACCTAGTATGCTAATTAACTTTAACAACGGGACACCAAACCAGCAAGAGCGACAATTAATTGAAACTAAGATTGCTCAGAAGTTTTCGGGTACATCTAATGCTGGAAAATTTATACTAGCTTTTAATGACAACAAAGAGAGTCAAGCAGAAATAACTCCAGTACAATTAAGTGATGCTCATAATCAGTATCAATTCTTATCAGAAGAGAGTACGTCAAAAATAATGGTTGCACATCGTATCGTATCGCCTATGCTTTTAGGTATTAAGGACGGCTCTGGACTTGGTAATAATGCAGAAGAGATTAAGACTGCATCTCTTTTAATGGATAACACCGTTATAAGACCTTTTCAAGAACTTTTAATAGATTGCTTTGATAATATACTAGCTTACAATGAAATTAGCTTAAACCTATACTTTACGACCTTACAACCGCTTGAATTTACAGAGGTAGACCAAACCCTACAAGACAGAGAAACTATTGAAGAGGAAACTGGTGTTGAAATGTCAAAAGTGCATTTAAAAACAATAGACGGCAAGCAAGCATACGACACTAAGGAAGAGGCAGAAAAGGTTGCAGAAGATATGGGTTGTACTGGACACCACGAACACGAGGTTGAGGGTGTTGTTTACTATATGCCTTGTGTATCTCACGAAGAATTAAAAGCACCTTGCTGGGACGGCTATGAGCAAATAGGCACAAAAACAAAAGACGGCAAAGAAGTGCCAAATTGTGTACCATTAGAGAAAAAAGAGTTGACAAAAGAAATGGCTCAGTCTATTTTAGAGAATATAGTGTCAGAGAAAATGACAGAAGATTTTGAACTTGTTGAGGCAAGAGAATACTCGAACAAAAATAGTAATACAGAGGATTGGGCAAACTCATTAATTAAAAAGAAAAAATCTAGTTTAAGAAAATTTGCAGATTTTATAACATCTAAGCCAAATGCAGAAAGTAGACTTGACAAATCATATTACAAAATAAGATACACATATCAAGAGAGGGTTTCTTCTGCAAATAGCAGAGATTTTTGTAAGACAATGATGAATAGAACGTCAAGAGGTGTTGTTTACAGAAAAGAGGATATCGATAATGCTACTGCTAAAGGTGTAAATAACGAATTTGGACACAAAGGCAGAGACTATTCTTTGTTTGAATTTAAAGGTGGTATTTATTGCGGTCATTACTGGCAAGAAGAGTTGTACAGAATGAAAGATAAAACCGAAAAATACATATCAAAAGGTACAGAAGTAAACTCGATACCAAAATCTTATCAGCCAAAAGGAAAAGAATATACTGATGCTGGCATAGCGCCAACGGATATGAAAAATAGAGGTGCATACCCAAAATAAAAATATATGGCAACACAATTATTTATAAATAGAACTGATTTAGTAAGAAACTCTATTATTGACGGGAACGTTGACACTGACAAGTTTATACAATTTATTAAGCTATCGCAAGAAATCGACATTCAACAGATTATAGGGACAAAGATGTATGAGGGGTTGACCGCAGCTATTATTGCTGGAATTGATTTGCCAGTAAATGCACGTTGGAAAACTATTTTAGATGAATATATAGTACCTATGCTTGTGTGGTATGCTCAAAGTAATTATATACCTTTTGCAGCCTATCAAATTAAAAATGGTGGAGTCTACAAGCACACTTCTGAAAACGCACAAACGGCTGATAAAAACGAGGTTGATTTTTTAGTAGAAAAAGCAAGAACAAATGCAGAATGGTATTCTCGTAGATTTATAGACTTTATGAGTTTTAATCAAGCTACATATCCAGAGTACACTAACAACGTTAATGATGACATTTATCCTAGTTATCAAGCGACATTTAATAATTGGGTTATATGAGTTACAAACCAAAAGAAAATAACATTAAGAAACTTAAGCGGTTTCTAAAAAAAATTAATAAAACAAAAAAGTAATGGCAAACGAGATATATTCAAAAAGCTGGTGGGGGTCTGGAGTATGTGACAATACAGTTGACTGGGGTGTTATATATTATGAATACGCTTGTGTTGAAGAGCGAGAGGAAGCACCAGCGCCAGCACCAAAACCAGAGCCAGTTCCAGAGCCAGTTCCAGAAGACCCAAAAAAGCCAGCTCCAGTAGAGCCAAAACCAGAAGAGCCAATTAAGAAAAAATAAGTTATGAAAAAAATAAGCAAACACATATCGTATAAAGAGGCAGTAAATTCTAACTATGCAAAAAAGCATAAGATAAAAAACGAGCCAGACGATGAGCAACTAGAAAATATGAAACTAATTGCAAAAGAAGTTTTTGAGCCATTAAGAGAATGGGTCGGTGGTCCAATAAAAGTAAATAGTTTTTTTAGGTCAGAAAAATTAAATACTGGCATCGGTGGAAGTAAAACCAGCAGTCATCTAAAAGGTCAAGCTATTGATTTGACAACTATGGGTTTAAAAACTAATAAACAGATCTTCGACTACATAAAAGACAATTTAGAATATGACCAGCTTATATGGGAATATGGAAGAGTAAACCCAAAATGGATACACGTATCTTTTAATTCAGTTAAAAACAGAAAACAAGCATTTCGTGTAAAATAAAACTATGCCAATACCCAAAAAAAAAGCAAACGAAAAGCAGAGTGATTATATGATGAGGTGTGTACCACAACTAATGCAGTATCACGAAAAATCACAAGCTATTGCAATTTGCTATCAAGGTTTTTTAGGAACAGAAATAGAGTTAGAAAGTTATAATGACTATCCAGATAGCGCAAGCAATAATGCAAAACGTGCTATTAAATGGAAAAAAGAAAATGGCTCAGATTGTGGAACTCAAGTAGGCTGGACTCGTGCATCGCAGTTAGCTGGCAAAAAAAAAAATAAGCCGTGATACGATTTCAAGAATGGCATCTTTTAAAAGACATCAACAACATAAAGACGTACCATACTCAGAGGGTTGTGGTGGTATAATGTGGGATGCTTGGGGAGGCACTTCTGGTGTTGAGTGGGCAATAAACAAATTAAAACAAATTGATAAGAAATGATAACAGATTACAAAACATTGCTTATAAACTTAGGGACATTTTTATTTTCAATGACAAATATCGACATAGTACTTAAAATCATATTACTGGTTGTAACAATAGGATATACACTACATAAGTGGTATCTGTTAAACAAGAATAATGGAAAAAAGAAAAAACAAAAAAAAGTTTAAAGATACTAGAGTAGGTAAGTTTCTGACAAACCACGCACCTAATGTTTTAAAGTCAATAGGTAACGTTGTGCCAGATGCGGGCATTTTAAACTTGGTAGGCGACCTTATAAAAAAAGATGATAAGATTACACCCTCAAACAAAGAACACGCATTAGAACTCCTTAAAATGGATATTACAGAGATGCAAGAGGTTTCTAAAAGGTGGGACTCAGATATGACTAGCGATAGTTGGTTGTCTAAAAATGTAAGACCTTTAATGCTTATATTTTTAACAGTATCAAGTTTGTTTCTTATTACACTTGATAGCTTAGAGATTGAGTTTTTAGTATCTACAGAGTGGGTCGATTTATTAAAATCTCTTTTAATCACAACTTATGTAGCATACTTTGGTAGCAG